TGCATGTCCAGCTGCGCTTTGGCCTGCGCCATTTGTGCTTCAGCCTGCAACTTCATCTGATCTGTTTGGGCTTGAGCCTGCATCTTCATCTGTTCAGACTGTCCAAGCGCTTGCATCTTCATCTGTTCAGGATCAGGTTGTGGCGGCATTTGCTTGGCTTGGTCTGCCTTGTCTTGCAGCGCCTTCATTGCACGCTCTACAGCAGATTCCAAGCCCCTGCCAGCCCTAAAACGCCGCACCAAGAACAGCAACATTTCGCTTGCCATTGGTAGCGTTTCTGGTGCTGCTCCAATCATGGGGATTGCTTCACGCAAAAACAAACCGATAGCCTGGATCGCCTCTTGTGCGCCCTGCTTTTCTGCTTGCTCATCAATTTGAGCCAAGCTGTCAGCCTCGACTGCAATGTGAAAGTCGCGGATCGTGCTGTTTGACAGCATCTGGATCGCAGCTTGAAGCATTTGCGGGTCTTGACCATCCGGCGTGTTCATCACGCCTGACATCTCAACAATCAATTCAGGCGGGTAAAACTTGCAAATAATTTGCGCTTTGAGCTTAAAGATTTCAGTGGCAAACCGAGCCACATCGCCCTGGCTGCTTCGCAATCGCAATGAGCCAAAGTTAGCTTTTAGCTGCTGTGCGCCAAGCGTTTCGTTAGCTTTAGATGAGCCGCGCAGAATGTCCGAAATGCCCATGATTTCGTAAATGCTCTGCTTAACTTGCTCTCTTGAGGCATACAACTCGCGCAGCGTGATGATGATCTGCGAGGTGTCCATCATGTCGATAGCACCCTTTAGCCCACCCTTCTCGCTCATTGCTGCCCATGCCGTCACAGGAAATAGCTTGTTGTCTACGCCTTCACTGAACATGCGCGCTAGCTCTTTAAATTCAGCGTTAAACACACCGACTGCTTTACATGCCTTGGTCAGCAAGTAAATGCGCTGCGTCAAGTTGTCTAGCTCTTGCGCCTGATCCTCATATTCGCAGTAGTCTGGAATTGGAATCATTGAGCCGGTGGTGGTGGTTGCCATCAAAGGCTTAGGGCATGGGAAAAAGCCCTCAAGCTCTAACGGATCATCACGCTCGTCTAATGACAATGGATAGCCCTTGGCTACCCAGCACACCTTCAATGTGCGCTTGTTCCAAACTTCAAAAACCTTGGCTTTCTTTTCGTAAGTGTTTTTAGCAGTCAACGGGTTTTTGCCGTCTTGATCTGTGTTTTCTGCAGTTAACCCGACATTCTTAAACACATCACCAAAGCGCTCTGTACCCTCCTCTTTGGTCATGTAAACAGCACGGGCAACCCACCAGACTTCATCCCATGTCCGCGCTGGGCTGTGAATAAAGTCGCTCCAATAAACGTAATCAACAGGGCTGTGGGCAGAATCAATTGACTCAACGCCTTCTTGCACGTTAGAAATCAGCCCTTCCTCAGCTTCTTCATTCATGCCAGCTTGTGCTTGTTGTTCTTCATCCATCTCCGGCTGGCCCACAATCACCGGCTCGTAACGAATCCAAGCCGTGCCCCGACCTGGCAGCAGCCGATCTTGCACCGCGCACGACATCGCACTGTCAAAGTCATTGAATTGGGTTGTCTCGTACTCAATGACTCGCTCAAGCATCGTAGAGGCCAAGCGCCCTACAGGGTCTTGATCCATGTACCGGCGCGAGACTTCTGGCTTGGCTTGACGCCCATACAAACTGGGCATCAGCACCTGAATGTTTGACCACAAGATGTTGAACTTCATGCGCGGCATCTCAATGGCATCGCGCTCATCCCGATAACGCTTAACAACCTTGTGGCCGCGCTTTTCCCACTTGTCAAACACCTTCTCAGCGTTCTCTATTTGGTCGTGCCAATACGGGCCAGGGTCATCGCCCTCATATGCGCTGTTATCTTCGTAAGCCATTTACTTAGAATCCAGCAGCAAAAAAGAATGTCACATCAAGGGCAGTGCCAGCAATAGTTGCATGCAAACTTGTGCCTACTGTGGCTGGGTATCGGTGAAAGCCAATAGCAGGCGTGATAGTCCCACCCATTGCAGTACCACCAGAGCCGCCGTCTTTAAGCACCAAAGTGCCTGCTGTTGTGCTGTTGACGTAAAACCCAATCAATTGGCATGGGCCGGAACTGACTGCGCCTGTAACGGTGATGTTTTTGTATGCACCGCATTCTGCTACTGGCTGGCTCATATTCGCTCCTGTTTAAAAGTAGTCTCAAATTCCCACATCTCATCCAGCGTAACTGTTTGCAGCGTTTTACCTTTAGGCGGCGCTTCATCTTTAATATCTTGCCGGTACGCCACAGCTAACATCCTAAAAGCATCCGCTGGATGACTTGTCCAATCGTGCCGTGGATTTTGTCTAAATGCTTTCTTATCCTCATCATATTCTCTTTGGTACTGTTTGAGGGCATCCAAACCTTCATCACAGCGAGAATCAAAATAACACTTAGGCCGCACCATCCGCACCGCCTGAATACCATTTTGGACGCCAATTTCCGGCACAATCGCCAGCTTGGACATACCGCCAAGGTACGCTGCTAACTGTTCAACAATTGATTTTCCGCCACTTGCCAGCGTTTTTGCCCTAGCGTCGTGCGGTAAATAGTGCCTGGTGTAGCGATAACCCTTGTCAATGACCACCTGGGCAATCTCCTCAATGCTTGCCCCTGAGACAGCGTAATAGTCCATTACCCTGATCTCGCTTCTTACTACCTGGTAAAACCAGATCGCCGTGTCATCCCGATAACCTAAGTCCCAAGCAGTAAAAACAGGGCTTTCTGGCTCAAAAGGTAATTCCCTAATGCGCCCCTCCTCATCAGCCAAACGCATTTCTTGCCCGTAAAACGCCCCTAAAATAGCTGCTTCAAAGCTGCATTCATATTCCTGGTCGTATTGGTCTTGGCTTAATTGATCCTTGGCAGCCTTTAACTCTGAGTCCGGCAGCAGCTGTGAAATTGAAGCGGGTAAGCGTGTTAAAAACCAATCAGGCGTAGCTTGGCTTACCTTGTATATGTCGTGAAACTGGTTTTTACCCTTTGGCGTACCACCAAACACAGCCCAGCCCATAGCACTAGACAAAGTGGGTCTAACGACATTACCCCAAACGCTAGGTTTAAAGTCGCCGTATTCATCCAAATAAACCCCGTTAAAACCCATACCACGCATTGCATCAGCGTTGTCCGAGCCAAACAGCATAATCTTTGCGCCGTTAACTAGCTCTACCAGCAAATCAGCTTCATTGGTGTTTTTAGTGATTGGGGCTGCGTAATGCTTGAGATAGTCCCAGGCCACTCGCTTGGCTTGAGAGCGAAACGGTGCTATGTAGGCATATTGGGCTGACCTGCTGCCTAAAATCGCCCGTTTAATGATGTCGTTGATAGCGGCAACTGTCTTGCCTGCCCTTCGGTGAGCTACCAGACAAGCCCATCTTTCTGTGCGCTCATGGAACGGAATAAATGCGTCCCTTGGTGCGTAAGGCAAAGTTACTTCACGCTGGCCCACTTCACTACCATTTCTATCGGGCCGTCATTAGCGCCGGTATGCTCAGTACGCGCTAGCTTTGGAACGTGGTACTCAATCACGCTCTGGAATAGCTCAAATGCCTTGGCTGGGTTAGGCTTAATGTCATTCTCTGGATCGCCCTCAGCGACTGCATCAAGCCATTGGGCTAGTCTGGGTGCGTTATCGTCCACAAACAGCGCTATGGCCTCTCTAGCCTGTGCTGTGACCTTGTTTGGCGTTCCCGCGACTCTGCCGCCAGCCTTTTTCCTACTTTTAACTACTTTGGTAGTCATAGTTAGTTACGCTCAAGAATTCTAAGATTCTTTTCTTCGCCAGGGAAGGTAACAAAGTTGCGTGTGCCTTCACCTTTAATGCGCGATCCCTCATCCAAGTATTTGATGCCAGGAATGCCCATTTGTCTTAGTTGTTCTGCCACAGCAGCCGGAGAATCATCAAGACCTTTCATACGCCGTTCAAATGCAATGGCTTTCAATGTTTGCTCGCCAGTTCCAAAGCTGCCGCCAATTTCTCTCTGGTACGCCGACAGGATTTTTTGCACTTCAGGCGATTGGTCGCTTAAATGCTTATCGTAATCCAGCATCTTAGGGATCATCTCATCTGGCAAGTCTGCTTTGTAAAGATTTCCCTTTTGATTGCTAAATTTTGGAAGATTTCCACTTTCCAATGCTTTAGCTATTTCTTCCACTTCAGATTTTGCGCCAAATGGAACAATCCCCCTTGGGTCATATCTAATTGCGCTTGCTAATTGTTTGCCAGGCAACCCAGCATTGTTTAGGTCTGAAATAATTGATGCAGCAATGTGAGCAGGATTACTATAATCCATTGGTTTGCCATCAACAGTAATTAAATTAGTACCCAATCTGTCTTGGTAACCCTTTGCAACAGCAGGCGCTTCAGCCGTATAAATGCCATGCCCATAGGCCTGCGCTCCCTCACCAGTGCCAATTTTGGACGCATCAAACTCACCTAATGGGTTGCGTTCTGTTGGCGGCAATGTGTGTGGTGTGCCGTGGTAGACATCAAGCGGCAATATCCCGCCCGTCTTTACCATGTACTGTTCAGCCATGTTTGCCGCTGTTGGCGCTAGAGCTTTAGCCCCTGCAATTCCCGCCCTAACCGCTGGCGCTGGGTTTAACGGCACAAACGATGCCGCTTGGCCTGCAACTTGTCCAGCCCTAGATGTTGGCGCTAAAGGCAGCGTTTGAAGAAAGCGCTCTGTGTCAGGGTATTTTTCTTGACCCATCACGCCCTGCATGGCTAACTGAACAGCCCGAACTGGCGTAAAGGCGCTGGGCTGGTTAACAACATCGCCAAACATTCCCAACAAGCCAGTTGTGCGCCCTCGCAGCACATCAACGGGCAAATTAGCAGCGTCTTGCGGGTTGCCGTAGTTGCCCCTAAAAGCCTTGGGATACATCCCAAAAGCAGGGGCTAAGGCTTGAGCAAGTTCTTGTTCGGTTGCCATGTCAGCCCCTTGGCGCGTATTTGCCTGCGTTAATCTTACCCAACATGCCTTCGCCATACTTTTTAACAGCTGCTTTTTTAACAACAAACTCGCCGCCTTGTAAAGCGCCATAGCCGTCATCTGGGCCTTTAGGATCTGGGCCAGTTAAATGGTTTTTGTTAACCCTGCCGCCATGAGCATATTGCCCTTCGCCAAACCCGCCAGCCGGTGAATTGCTTGACGGGTCAGCACCGGCATTGCTTTGGTCTGAAATGCTTTGGGTTTGCGCTGCTTGAGCCGCCGCAAAAGCATTGTTAACCGCATCTTGTTGCGCCATCTCTGAGGCACGGAAAGTTTGCTGCGGGGTTATACCTTGAGCAATCTGGGCTTCTGCTGGCTGAATTGTTGGGGCAAACAAGTCTTGAATTTTGCCTAACTTAGAAAACGAAAAAACTTTTTGCCCTAATTGTGTAGCCCCAGCCATCAATGCGTTTTTAGGGTCTTGAAAATATTCTGCTCGTTGCGTAGGCGTTAGATCAGTCCAGGCTGGGTTAGGATCAACATAGGCGTTATCGCGGTCTAACGGGTCTGTTGCTAACTCATAATTGCCAAGCTGCTTTACAGGAACAATTGCTGAAGTGTTACCAAGCAAAGACGGAGTACCCTGTCCCAATGCTAGGTTTTGCAAATAGTAAGGGTCATACGGGCTTAACGCCTGCGCCAATTGTTGTTCAGTCGCCATTTTGATCATTCATGTTAATCAAGCCATTAAGCATTCTGCTTCGGGTTGTATGCCACGGCTTTGAATAATAACAGTCCTTGTAATAAAAAAACTCTGGTATACCAAGCGTGTAATGCGCTATCTTTGCATTTATATTGTCCTGTTCGCCCACCAGCACATTCCATTGTTTAGGCAATTCCCCGATCAAAGAATCCGGCAACCAAGCAAAACGGTGTAAGTCACTGCCCGTATGGTCATCCACATAATCCGGTGTTAATACCTGGTTGCGCGGGTGTTCGCAATTCCAAAGAATCAGGCTAGACCAGTTTTTTCTAGGGTAATCCTCGTTTTTAGCCTCCATCAACGTCCCAATATACTTTTTGGGATGCTTGGTCTTGTACTCATGTTTAACCACCTGGACAGCCAGCGTTGGGTCAAACAGTTTGTTCAGCTCGTCTATATCAGCCAGCATCAGCATATCGCTGGCATCCAGAAAAATCGCCCTGCCCTTAAAACCTGTGAAATACGGAACTAGAAATCTTTGATAGATAAATGCGTTTGAGCCATCCCGCTGAGTGCCATAAAACGGGGTAATTGCAACTGGGCTGGTGGTGCGCTCAATCAGGCTCTGACAAAAGACATGAAAGCCAACAGATTCACGCGGGTCATAACCGGCAAATATGCGAATCATGCTTTGCTATCCTGATGACGATTTGATAACTTATAGCGAAACCGCACGTTATAGACCTGTCTAAGCCGCAAGCCAAGCGCTGCTGCAATGGCTTTGGGTTTGGCGCCTGGATTTGCCTGAATGTAATTCAGCACTTTTGTTTTTATTAATGTCATGCCGTCATCACCTTCAGCACCCGCAGCGCAGCTTCAATGTTGTCCACCGCGCACAAAGTGCCACCCCGCCAATCGGCATGCCACTTGTCTTGTACTGGCGTCAGCCCCCTTTGTGATGGAGACTTGCTCCCGTCTTTAACTTCAATCAGCGCGGTTTTGTTTTGATAGCCGACCAGCAAGTCAGGACAGCCCCGCCCGACTTCTGCAAGTGATTGCACTGTTGCACCGGCCTTACGCAGCGCATTCACGATTTCAGCCTGGTTGTCATCGACCCTTGCGGCGTAACGGCTCATTTGCGCCTTTTGCGTACAACCGGTTTAGGGTCTATTGGCAAAAAGATCTGTACACCGCGCTCTGCCTCTGACTTCATCAGCCACCATTGACCAACTTCGTCCTCTGGCACTACAAAGCCAGCAAGACTGTCAGCAACAGCTTTACGGATTCCACAAAAAAAACCAGACTCATCAGCTTCCAGCTGCTGAACCCTTAGTCGAGTGTCTGCATAACAGCCCTTGCGCCGCGCACGGCTTGCGTAATGCTCAACCAGGCTCATACCAAGTCACCCGTCAACAGCAGGCAGTAACGGATCAAGTGATCAGGCACATCAGCGCCTAGCCCGTTCCTGACTTGCTGCAAGATCACAATGGCCTGCTCTTTGGTGTCTGGGTATTTCATGCGTTTGCCTTGTGTTTAAGGACTGCCTGTATTCGCTCTAAAACCTCCAAAGACGGCGCTCCAAGCGCTGCCTCGCTCTTTATTGGTTTATGGTTAATGGTTAGTGGTTCATGGTTAGGTGACGACCCGTTAACGACCCGTACACGACCCGTGCGTTTTTTGTCACGACCCGTTAACGACCCGTTGCGTTTTTCCTCACGCTCGTTAGCGATCCGTTTGTTTGTGACCGCCATACCCTGGTACTCAAGCAACTCGTCTTTGATGCGCTGCTGCACATAAATGCCGTCTTGCAAAACAAAGAATTTGCGTAAAACAAAGGTCACGGCCTCGACTTCATCTGTGGTTGATGCCCATGTCCATTCCAGCGCTTCTTCCAGGCTGGGGAACTTTTCACGGTCATAGCAAGCGTCGATCAAAAGCGTGTACGCCCCGTGCTGGAGCATTGACAGACGGCCAGCTTTTTTGGCGTAGTCGCCCAGGTTGCGCTTGTAGTAGTGCATCAGAGCGTCCAGACCGCACACCCATCACGCCTTAGATTGGTCTTTCGCAGCCCACATTCACTGATCCGGCGCTGTGTCTCGTTGTAGTCAATGCCTGTCTCAACGGATGCCTCACGCGCCGTCAATCCACCAAAATAATGCACAGCATTTCTTATCGCCATGCGCTCTTGATCTGACTTGCGACTTGTGGCAGCTATGGCAGCAACTCTGGAGGTGTCACAGTCAGTTTTGCGGTAACGTGTAGAGACAAAATCAATCGTCATTTGATCCGTCATTTCGTGCCTTTCAAAAGTTTGGGGGTCTTTGCGCGAGAGAGTTTTTTGATTTCTTCTGCAATGAACTTGTGGCGGCGAATCGTTTCGATGCGCTTGACTTCAGACAGCTGGTCTAGGTAGCCAACTTCCCCATCGGTGTACTCATAAACGGCCCTGTGCCAGCCGTCAGGTATGCCCGTGGGATAGCGACTTGCCTTAGAAATCGCGTCTTTTGTCAATGAAAGTTGCGCTGCAAAAGCAACTCCCCTACCCCGTTCTTTAGCCAGCCACTCTTTTAATTTCATGGCTGAAGTATAGATTTAAAGATTGAGAATTTGCACTCAAAATACACAAAAACTAGGGTAAGCACCTAGATATGTGACATGCAGTAGACTGATTTCTCTACCATCTGAGGTATAGTTTACGCTGTGAATAACGAATACAGAGCACAAGACGCACGCCGCAACAAACTGCGCGAATGGCTGGCCGAGCGAGGTGGCAGCAAGGCTTGCTGCGTAGCAGCTGGTGTGGGAAAGAATGTTGAAACGCGCATCAGCAATGTGTTGCATGGCGAATCATTTGGCTCTCGTGGTGCAAGAGCTATGGAAAGACATCTGAGGATGCCGGATGGCTACTTAGATCGCACAGACGCTAGTGCCAAAACAGCAGGGACTGCTGCACCTCAAATTGTGTCGGGTCTGAGCGCACAAGCTCAAGACTTAGCGCAACTCCTGGACATGCTGCCTGACCTCATTGCAAGGTCAGAAGTTTTTTCTCAATGCTCAAAAATAATTATTGACTCCCTGCGCTCTAAGAAGTCATAGAGCTGCCCCCCCCCCTGTATGCCTCAGACTCAACCACGGTGATCCTGACGCCGTGGTGCAATGCTTCGAGTGCAAAGGTCTGCCAGAACTTCATCTGCTCAGGTTTTGCAATGATGGTGCAAAAGGGAAACCCGACCGGAAAAGCGCAATCAGGAAATCGCAGCGCTGATGTCGGTTTTAGGTAGACGCCCGTCACATCAAAAAAGACTGATGCCGCGTCCTGGCTGACATCACACACAGAGTCAATCAAGTACCTGTAGTTCTTCTCGCTAAACGTGCCAACCCATTGATAAAAATGGTCATCTGATGGGCTAAAGCCGCTTGGCAATGTGCTGCAGTCAACACGCATGCACCCAGATTGAAAAGACTGTAAGTTCATAGTCAGATTCTTTAAGCGGTTTATCCAATATCACAATAATGTGGCTATCTAAAATTGTCTTTTAGTACTTACCCTAAGATTGAAGAACTTACGCAAATATAAATTAATCACTGTTTTTTACTGTCCTTTGTTCTATACTTTGTAACCGATTTGGGAATTTCTGACTTGCAAAGGAATGGGCAACATGACACTTGACCTGGCTTCTCCAGAGGCAACAGAGGCGCGTTGCAAGCGCATAAAGGCAGCTTTTAAGGCACGCCAAGAGCAAGAGGCTGGGATGCGCCAAGCTCGCGCACTCATGCGTCAGCACCTTCAGACAGAAAACGAATTCGTTGACATCATGCGGCTGGCCTGTGCGCGTTTGTCTGAATTACACAAGCTAGACGGCGACATTCAAGAGACTGTCCACCTGGTTGATGAAGTGTGCGACGCCATTCAATACCGGTACTCCGATTGAAAACCGTCACCACATTCGTCAACCCGCCGATCCCTTTGCGCCAGTTCGATTGGTGCGCCACGCTTGAAGACTACGAAGGCGGCGACCCTATTGGCTACGGGTTCACAGAGCAACAAGCCATCGATGCGCTGCAAGAGTGCCTGGAGAACAGCCATGAAATTTAATCACGTTGTTCTGCCCTCACGCCCAATCACGCACCGCAAATTTGTCTACACAAGCGCAAAGCAAACAGACATACGCCGCACGTTTCGCAAAGCGCGACTGTTCTTTGCGCTCCAGAAAAAACTTAACCAACCAAAGCAAAACAATGCCAGTTCATAAAAAACTCATGGCAGCACGCATCACGCTGCAGGGCATGCAGCTTAAAAAATCTGGCCGCAATAATTTTGCAGGCTACAACTACTTTGAGCTAGGCGACTTCATTCCCGCCGTACAAAACATCTTTCTTGAATCTGGCTTGTGCGGCGTCATTTGCTATGGCAAAGATTTAGCAACACTCACCATCACCGACACAAAAGACATGTCTTCACTACAAATCACTTCACCCATGTCGAGCGCAGCGCTCAAGGGTTGCCACGAAGTGCAGAACCTGGGCGCTGTAGAAACCTACATCCGGCGCTACCTGTGGGTCACAGCAATGGAGATCGTTGAGCATGACGCGCTAGAGGCCACCACAGGCCGCGACAAGCTAGCCAAAAAAGGCTCATCCATACCGGCGAGTTTTCGCTCCTCACCCACGATGGGCGCTATGGACGAAATCCCACCAGAAGAACAAGAGTACATGCGCGAGTTAGCACTTGAAGTCATTGCCATGATTGCCGCAGGCAAAACAGCTGAAGCTGGCAGCAAAGTCGAATCAGAAAACCTTGACGATTTACAAATGACTGCGCTTTGGTCAATCCTTGATTCAAAGACTCGCGCAGCCATTAAAAAATATGGTCAACAAATGAAAGCACCCGCATGAAAATTTCAATCGCCCACTTCTCCGGTCAGTTCCCATCGTTCAACGTGGCACTTCACAGCGCTGAGGGCACTGAGGCATTCATTGAAATAAAAGGCTGTCGCCTGGTCAACGGATCGTATGGCGAATTTATTAGCTGGCCCTCACGCAAGCAAGAAAATGGCAAGTACTGGAATCACATCTACGCCAGCGAAAACTTTAACGCCGCCGTGCTGAAAAAAGTTAAAGAGGGTATGCCTCCAGCCGCCCATGTGCGAACACCACCTCCCGCGCCGCCGCCACCAGCAGCGCCGCCACCACCACCGCGCAAAACGCTGGCCTCAATCGCAATGGATGACGATATTCCGTTCTGAGCATGTGATGACCAAAGACGAAACACCAAAAGACATCGAGCCAGTGCCGGAAGTCTGGCAGCGAATCGGTAACTTTGTTGTTGGCCTTGTCTTCGTAGCCCTGGTCATTGTCTTTGGCCTGATGTTTATGACAGGTGTTTTTATTTGGAGTCTTTTGATATGACGGGCATTGATGAGCTACATGCTGGAATGCGAAAGTCGAGAATGGATCAAGCGCCACAGGCAGAAGGCCAGGGAGATGGGGGCAAACGCAGCCCATTTGTGGTGGCGCAAGGTGTCATACGACATAGCGCGGATTCGTGGATGCCCATGTGACTAAGGTTTACGCCGCCAATGCCGGTGTGGATGTTGGAGTTAAGCAAATATGAACCCATTTGAAATCACAGAGCCAACTTGCATTAGCTTTAGCGGTGGACGCACTAGCGCTTATATGCTGTGGCGCATTATTCAATCGGGGGGGGGGGCAACTTCCATGCCAGGCCATTGTTTGTTTTGCC